CGAACCAGACGAACCAGATGAACCAGACGAACCAGATGAACCAGATGAACCGCTACTTCCAGAACTACCACTAGTTCCTGCGGTTCCACTCGAACCAGACGAACCACTTGACCCAGAAGAACCACTAGTTCCACTGGTGCCCGGATCACCTTTGTCACCTGTACGGGCAAACGTTAATACGCAATCATCTCCGTTTGAAAACGGACTCGATGCAGAAAAAGAAATAGAATCTACGTCTATCTTGAAGTAACCTGTTGGTTCAGAATTAGCTCCACTTATTTGATATAAAATGAACTTAGAACTATCATGCAACTTTGTAATTTTTACGTGACCTTTAATAGTTGAACTAGAATCGTCAATAACCCTAAGATAATCTTGAATATCTGTACCGTCTAGATCTTCATCATCAATAAAAATTCTATCGGCAGATGTTTGGGTTCCTGAATTTAACCTAAAGTTGCCAGAACCCGGGTCTGAATCTGTTGTTGTGCTATCAAAATTATATTTAAAAGCAGCACCACCAAAATTACCATCTTGACCAGACGAACCAGATGAACCGCTACTTCCAGAACTACCACTAGTTCCTGCGGTTCCACTCGAACCAGACGAACCAGATGAACCGCTACTTCCAGAACTACCACTAGTTCCTGCGGTTCCACTCGAACCAGACGAACCAGATGAACCAGATGAACCAGATGAACCAGATGAACCGCTACTCCCAGATGACCCACTTGTTCCTGCAGTTCCACTCGAACCAGACGAACCAGACGAACCAGATGAACCAGATGAACCAGATGAACCGCTACTCCCAGATGACCCACTTGTTCCTGCGGTTCCACTCGAACCAGACGAACCAGATGAACCGCTACTTCCAGAACTACCACTAGTTCCAGATGACCCATTCGTTCCTGCAGTTCCACTCGAACCAGACGAACCGCTACTTCCAGAACTACCACTAGTTCCAGATGATCCACTTGTTCCTGCAGTTCCACTCGAACCAGACGAACCAGATGAACCGCTACTTCCAGAACTACCACTAGTTCCTGCGGTTCCACTTGAACCAGACGAACCACTTGAACCAGACGAACCACTTGACCCAGAAGAACCACTAGTTCCACTAGTACCCGGATCACCTTTGTCACCTGTACGGGCAAACGTTAATACGCAATCATCTCCGTTTGAAAAAGGATTAGTTTCTGAACTATCGATAGGAGAAACTGTAAATCTAAAATAACCAGCGTTTTCAGAAATAGCAGTTGTAATTGCAAACATTATAAAAGTAGAAGCGTCGTATAGTTTACTTACTTTTACATGACCTTTAATTGCAGATGTAGAATCATCTATAGTGCGAATATATTCTTGAATATCTGTTCCATTTAAGTCTACATCATCAATATTAATTCTAGTAGATGAATTTTGAGCAACAGAATTAAATAGAAAATTACCGCTACCCGGATCTGTGTCAGTTATCGTTGTTAAAAAATTATACTTAAAAGAAGCGCCGCCAAAATTACCAGTTTGACCTGATGAACCACTTGATCCAGATGAACCGCTACTTCCAGAACTACCACTAGTTCCTGAGGTTCCACTCGAACCAGATGATCCACTTGTTCCTGCAGTTCCACTCGAACCAGACGAACCAGATGAACCGCTACTTCCAGAACTACCACTAGTTCCAGATGATCCACTTGTTCCAGATGTTCCAGATGTGCCTGAAGAACCTGAAGTTCCTGATGAACCATCAGTTCCTGATGAACCATCAGTTCCTGATGAACCATTAGTTCCAGAGCTGCCACTAGTCCCAGATGATCCAGTAATTCCAGAACTACCACTAGTTCCAGATGATCCACTTGTTCCAGACGTTCCAGATGCGCCTGATGAACCATCAGTTCCTGATGAACCATTAGTTCCTGATGAACCATTAGTTCCTGAGCTGCCACTAGTCCCAGACGATCCACTTGTTCCTGCAGTTCCACTTGTTCCAGATGTACCAGAAGAGCCACTAGTCCCAGAGCTACCGGCAGGACCCTTCTCTACCGAAGAAGTAGTAACAGTAGATCTCGGTGTTAAATTAACATCGATTTGATTACTACTTGACGATACATTTACATCAATTTCTCCCATATCATTATAAGTGTGTTACATCAGGTAAAACATTTAGTCTAAATTCGAAAAGAGTTACATCTTTTATACCGGGAGCAAAAAAATGAATATCTCCATATAAATTTATAGGAGGAAAAGCCTTCGTATTGCTAGCAGGTATATCAAAAAATACAGACGCACTTAAATCTCCCGCTGAAGTTACGGTAGGGATAAATTGATAAATCAAGCTGCCATCAGGATGACTTCTGATTTGACCAGTACAGGTCAAAGCTGTAAAATCATCTGTAGCAGATGTTAAATTAATTGTTTGGGTACCAAGTGTATCTCCTCGAATTATAGTAAGTTGTGTTGCCACATTCTACTTTACACTTAATACAATAAAAAAAGAAGAATAACTAAATTTCTCCTAATATTTTTATGACTTTTTGATGCTCAGGGTCATTAGGATCCAACTTTAAAGCTGGGTTCTCAACTGACATAGCTATTGTAGGTTTATGAGTAGATTTAAATTCTCTTAATAATTTACTTTTAATATCCATTCTCGAACCGCTAGCAAAAATGCCAATTTTTTCGCACATATGCTGCATGTCAATTAACGTCATCTCACTTAATTTTTCTTTGAAAATTTGTAAATTTGACGTGCCGAAAGGGTTTGACTTTTCTATTCCTAAACACACCTCCAACTCTCTTACTCTAGCTATATCAGGATCTTCATGAACTTTGCCGTCAGCAAAATTTAAATCGTCTAATTCAGACTTCTTCTTGGACTTAGTAATTTTTTTAGCCATATATATATTATAAAGTTAAAATTGAAAATTCAATAAAAAAGGGTGCTGCCCTTTCAGGCAGCACCCATGTAGTGGATCTGATTGATATTAAACGATAAGACCAATGAGAGCGCGAGTATCAAGAACCATACGTCCCTCTTCGAGAGCTCCAAAGTAACCAATTTTACCTTGGCGAATGGTATATTGATCGTCAGCCTGTAAGTTGAATTCAGAACCTGTGTCAGAATCAACTGCTACCGCACGAATAAGAGAATCGCGAGATCTGTCAAGACCGACAACAACCTGTTCACTTGCTTGAGCAAAAGTGGTTCCACCACCAGCTACTGTATGAGCAGCATAGGTTGTAGCAGCACCACCGACAGAAGAGAAGATAGTGTTGAATTTCTTGCCATCACCTAATTCCAATATTTCCATAATAGAAACACCATAAAACTCAGGTAAACCTCCAGAATTAAATAATTCCTGACGAATTGCCTCTGGAGCTGTGATTGAGTCATCACCGGCTGCAGGAGCAGCTGTCAAATTAGGCCCTTTTGTTGAAATAGGATTATAAGCCATTCCACGAATTTGCTCGACAATTTCAGGAGAAACAATGAGATCTGTTAAACCTCTACGAGCTCCAGAAGGAGTTCCCCCAACGAATGAAGAGTTAATTCTCTTAATCTTGGTGAACATTTTATTTAAATCGTCAAGAACGAAACGGTTAGCAGCAGCAGAACGGAAAACATGCAAGTTATCTGTTGCTGTAGCGCTGTTACCCGTAGAAGCCGTTGCTAATGCAGTCATAAGAAGATTAGCAGATGTTCTTTCTTGCTTCAACATAACTTCTTGAGCTACGCGAGTGAAAGATTTGCTAACGACATCAAGGCGACTCTTAGCGGCATACTTCTTGTCAAAAGCAACAGCGCTATCTAAACGATAAGTTGCGATTTTGAGCTCAGAAGCTGTTGGCTGAACGATATTTTGAGGAAGACCTCCTGCAACGGATTGACTATAAACTTTGATATAATCTTCATCGAAAATATCATAGTATAAATCAAGAGGAATTGAAGGGTTGTCTTCAGCGTTGAATTGTAAACTTGTGAATAAGTTAGAAACGGTTGGAGCGTTGTTAATGACTTCAGCTAAGACCGGACCAATGAATTCAGCCAAAGCTACTTGAGCGTCATAGGCTACCTCACGATTCTTGGATGCTAAAGCTTTAATTAGCTCAACCTGTTCGTCTGTTCTCTTTAAAACTATTTTCATATTATATATTAATAAAGCCTTTCTAATTACAAGGAGGTTGGGTTAACACAATCAATTTGAACCAAAGCGTATTTACCAGTAGTAGTTCCAGCGAACTGATCGCTTTGACCGTTAGAGGAAACACGTTGTCCAGTACCTAAAATTCTACCGACGATTGTATAATCACCAGTGAACGGACCAGCATTACTAGCTAATAAACCACTTACTTTGCCAGCGTTGCTTGAAACAACAAGATGCGAATTGGGAGTCATGCTACTGTCAGCCCAATCAACTGCATCATCGGTTAATGTAAACATACCTCTTGTGGCAACAGGAGAAGCCTGACCACTTAAAACCGCTTGTAACTCTGCAGCTTTAACAGGATTATATAGAAGTTTCTCTCCATTCTCATCTTGTTGAAGAGTCTGATTTAACGTAATACCGAGGACAGGTTCTCCTGCAGTAGCCGTTGTAAATTTAAGAGGAACTTCTGGGTATTGTGCTGCGCCAACAAAAGGATAATCAGTTTTACCTAAATATCCGTTTGTAGCATAAGTAATTGGATCGGAATCCAAATTACCAGCTGATACCTTAACGAACACACCTGCGGAACCCGCTCCATTTGTAGATGGACTGGTATCAGCAGTGTTGCTGGCAAACAAGTTGATTACATCTTGTTCGCTATATTGTCTGAATGGTAATAATCTTAGTGCCATAACCTTTAAAAATTAATTGTTATATTTTCTTTTGAAAAAGCCTTACTTAATTTATCTTTCCAAGAAACCTTCTCTTCAGTAGGCTCAATGTTCTGAGCAGGTAAAGAAGCTTCTTCAGTTTGAGCGTTTGCTAATGCAGTTTCAACTTCGACTTCAGGAGTTTCAGTTTTTTCTGCAGTTGCTTCTACGACTTCAATTTCTTCAGTCTTCTGAATACGCTTAGCTAATTCAGCTTCTAATCTTTCTTGGAAAATCTTTTCTTGCTCATCTTTAAAAGCTTTACTCTTGTGACGATAAATCACAGTTAGCTTTTCTTGATAAGAAGCAAAAGCTTCTTCTGAGCTATCTAAAGTGTTTAATTCTTCAGCTAACAACTTACGGTCAGCGTCGTCAAAATCATATTCTGTATCAAGGGTACTCATTCTGGAACTAAATAATTCCTGAGCAGCCTGTGCAGAAAGAATAGATTCTAACTCGTTAATTTTAGAAAAAGCGCTATCTAACTTTTCATCGTTTTCAGCTAAGCTTTTTTTCAACTCTTCAGCTTCGGCAACTGCTGTCGCTTTAGCTTCTTCAGCTGAAAGAATTTGAGACTGAATTTCTTCACTCTTTTCTTTAATGCTTTCAGCGATTTTTGCAGAGATGCTAGCAACTGCCTCTTCACTGAATGATTCTTTCGTCTGCTTTTCAGCAAGGACGGTCTTTAAATCTGATAATATCTGTTCTAGATCCATAATATTAGTTTTGGTTGTATTTACAGGCTTTTTTTCTTTTTGTGAAAAATTTTCACGAATTTTTAATACTTCAGGTGTATTAAATTCACCGTCTTTATCATTCGCTTTGTTTTTATCCATTGTGTCTTGAGCTGCATCATCAATAATTACACCATTTACATTTGCCGCAGGATTGGTCGTGAAACCGATGCCCAACGGATAAATTCGTCCAGTTACGAGACGATAAACTGGAATCCCATCATCTGTAAATCCAGTTCCGTCAAAACCTCGTAAGTACTTTTTAAATTCATTTATTTGCTCTTCTTTAGTAATAATCTCAGCCTCATGAAGCTTATCGCTACCCAAGGCGATATTATAATTATTAAATCCTATCTCCCAGCTTGCGCTTATTTTTTGATATAAGTTTGAATCAGGATTATTAGATTCTAAAAGTGCTTCAGCAAAATCTTTATCTACAGTTTTGTAAACAACGGCAGCTAAAGCGATATTAAAAGGATCTAACGACCCCTTGACATCTTCGTCTGTTAAAATCTTATTTTCTCCGAAAGAAGAAAAAGCGGAATTAACAATATGACCTACTACTTTTTGTTTTTTATGTTCTATATTAGTAGGTTTATGCGTAAAATAATTTTTAAATTCAATAGCGGTATCAGTATCAATTCCATCTCCGTTTTTATTAAATGCATTGACTACTGCTCCGTTAAAAGCAGCGCCAATTAAATCTACATTTTTTTCTAAGTTAACAGATTTAGGAATTAACCCCTTGATAGGCTCTAATGATGCTTGCGACAACAATAAATTATTATCAAAATTTATTGAAGCAGTCACAACATTATTGAACCGCGTCTTGTACTTATACATAGTAATTGTTACACTTATTTTTTATTACTGTGATATAATAAAGCGGCTGCATAGGTATTTAAATCGTGCTGTGCAGCCAGATCTTGCACAGCTTTCATCACGCCCAACTTATCTAAAGTAGACGGATCTTTTAAAACCGTTTCAGCTGCATCTTTCCAGTTAGTACTTTCTGAACCTATAATAATAGCTTCACTAACATTTTCAGCTAACTTCTTTTGATCTTTTGTTAAGCGTTTTTTATTATATTTTTGTTTCAATAAAGTCTGGACATCAGAATACAATCCTTTAGTTAAATCAAAAACTTCCGCAATAGCTTCTCTTGAATAAACATCAGCTTTAATTGCCCCAACTGGACGACCTCTTTCATTTGGCACTTTATTTTTTACTGGAGGTACTTTTTCAGAGCTTTTTTCTTCGGGAACTTCCTCAACATCACTCCCCATTGGAGGGGCTATAGAAGGGACGCCTCCTATAATAGGATTATAGAATCCTTTCTTTCTTTGCTCAACAAATTTTTCTTGAGCAGCAGCGAGCTCTTCTCCAGAAGGATAAATACCAGTTTCGATAACTCTAATACCTTCTTCAGGGGGCAAGATGCCTAATTCCATCATTCTGGTTACAACTCTATTAAATTGCGTTTCATCTTTAATAGACACTTCTTCAAACTTAGCTAGAGGACATTTACCTTTAAAGCCTAAGTTTTTAAATATCAATTCCATTTCTGGTTGCAAGAAATCATTTAAGAAAGCATTTCTAGCCTCTCGCAATCTCTCAAAAAATACCTGAGCTTTAACTGTTGTATTTGCAAACTTCTCAGAACCAATTAAAATATTCTGTAGACCTTCTTTAATATCTTCGTTAACAATTTTATATTTCTCATACCCCAATACTTTATTCATATCAGGAATGATAAAATCAGCTTTTGTTGTGTAATCCGCAACAAGGACGCGACCAACAGATTGATTACTCAATAGAGATTGCATTGCGGAAATATTTTTATGATTAATGCCACCTTTATCAGGGGTATTACCTAAAGTGATTAAAAGAATAACATTTTCAATTGTACGACAGATCGCTTGATCTATCTTTTTCATTTCTAACTTAAAGTTAATATCATCCAAAACGGCAAAGCCAAACGGCACAGCAAATGGCTCATAATCTTGTTTCTTATAAAAAGAATAAATAACATCAGTAGGATTTAATTGTATTTTTAAACCATCTACAGACCATTGACCGTTTTTAATTTTATCTCTAGACTCTGCATCTAAACTTTCAAAAATTATTTTATCCTGTTCATTTTTTGGATTCTGTAATCTTTCTAATTCATACTCAGAAAGAACCTTTTCATATACAACCTGTTTCCAAGATGTAGATCTATTTGCCACAAGAAAAAATGGATTTAAGAGGGTATACTGTACAGGAATAGAGTTTTTGACATTGTAAGAAGTAGGGTAATTATAAATCTTTTCAACGTTATCGTAAGATAGATCATCAGCATTAGCATAAGATTTTAAGATAGATTGAAAATCATCTAACGAAAATTTAGCATTTAATTTATAAAAAAAGATATTTCCGCTACGATAATATTCCCTGAAGTATTGATCTTTTACTTTCCAAATTTTTATATACCTCATCCACTTGCTGAAAAAGTCTCTAGCTTTTGCGCTGCCGCCCTCTAAGTTTATTTCGGCATTAGAAAATTCAGACATAATGTCTACAGCATTTCTAAATATAGCAACATTAGCATATGCTTTTTGACATAATTCAATAGCATCCCTTACGTTGTAACCATTAATTGACGACTCAAATGGCAACAAACCTTCTCTAATATTAGCGTATTTATTAAATTTAGGCTGAGTAGATATCCTGTTTCTTCTTGTTGAAGTCGAAGATTCTCCTCCATTTCTAGAATAATTAGCTTTGCTGTCAAAGCTATAAAAAGGATCGCCTAACAATTGAGGCTCAGAAGGGTTTTTTTGGACTAGACTTTCTAAAGAAGTATTGTCACTTTCATTACCAGATGAAAATTTATCCCAATAATTTGATTTTTTTGTATATTTTCTAGGCATGTCTATATTATAGTTACACTAAGCAACTTTCAAAGTGACTTTTAAACTTTTCTTTTTTAAAAAGAATATAGAAATACATTATTATTTCCAGTAAAAACTATATCATCATGCCTAGTCCAACTTTTTTCTATTAAAAAGTCATGACAATCCATACCTTTGCCTACTGTTTTATCGTTTGTCTGAAAAATCTCTTTTCTACCATCAGGAAAAAATAATTCCACCCATGTATTCGGCATATAATTATCGTCTATAGCTATAAAGGAGTTATTATTGACCCTATAAAAAAAAGAAATTAATTCACTCAAGTGATGAGAGGAAGATGGTTTTGGATTATGCAGGTCTAACTCATAAGAATCTAAAAAAAACAAATCTATAGAATTGATAAAAGAATCAGGCATTCCTGAAATACTCTTAACACTATCAGCACAAACATGATCTATTACATCTAAATATTCTTTATTGTATTTTTTAGATAATTTTATATGACCGTAATCATTATCTATTGTAGTTAATGTGCCTCCAAAATAATTTTTAATAAACTTAGCAAAAACATTAGTGAAACCTATTTTTCCAGAAAACTGCGTTCCCGTTTCCAAAATGTTAATCGGCCTATTTAAAGACTCAAAATACTGAAAACATTTATAAAGGAATTGCTTTCTTGATTCAGTAAAAGAACAATTTTCTATTTCTTCTATAATCTTACTCATAAAATAAAAGGCGTAAAAGAAGAATCTAGCTCTTCTTTTTTAAACGACTGCATATCATAATAAACTCTTGCCATCCAATTTGAAAGTATTAAAGCGGAATAGCTATCTTTTCTTGGTTTATCCGGCCCAGTCTTTCTTTTTAAATTGGGAGGTAAATCAAAACTTTGTGTACCTTGGGCTGTTGTAGTTATTTGTATTAATGCGCACTCAGTCTTGGTCAAAAGTATCATATCTGTTAAATGCTCCACAAAATCAATCATTTTAGCTTCTTCGTTTTGTTTGTCAGAATCCGCCATATTAGAAAACTTCATATTTAATATGCCTATTTTCTTTTTAGATTGAGTTCTAAAATTTTGATCTATAGCTCTACTTCCAAAAAATATTCTTCTATGATCGAAATTTGCTTGCAGCAATTCATTAGCGGTTCTGATCCAACTCGATGTAGGTTTTCTTAAAAAAACATATTTATAATTAGATTTATTATATTCATTTTTTGCAGAAAGTAAATTTTGAGGATAATCTTCTGGTTTTTCAAATTCTGTGGTTATTTGTTTCAAGTCAATTCCTTCGCTTTTAAACAATTCACTTTCATTACAAGAATTCATAAACTGCACTCCGCCATTATAATCCATGCAAACAGCTACAATATTAAAGTTCTTTAAAATATATAAGAAATATTTAATATGATCCCTTAATGAACTACCCGATAAAGCGTATGAATGAACTAATGTGCTTATTTGTTTTTCTCTATTCAGCTTTAAAACTTGTATTGCGAAATCATCTGAAGATTCTGTTTCTGACCACGAAGGGTCAACTGCTACAATATATTCGGCTTCTGCTTTACCAACCACCTCAACAGAAGGTGACTCTCCATCAGGAACGGTACATAATGCCATTTTAGATATTTTAAAATACCCAGAACTATCATCAGTGAATTGAGCACCAAACTCTCTCATAAATTGAGATTCACTCATAGTAGCTTTCGCTTGATTAATTAGATTTTGATCATACAACTGCACAGGCGCACAATCATAACTAAACTGCATTACACATCGACGAGTTCTTTCCTTATTTCTTGGATTAGAAATTAAATTTTCATATTGTTCATATAACTTATATAAATATTCAAATTTAAAAGAAGCAGATGAAAGAGCTATCAGTTTGTTATTCGGCCATTGATGTCTATCTTTTTCTTCCATTTTGCCCTGCTTAATTAAATTATTCTCCGCTTGATACAGCTCTTCTCTTTGTGTAGGGTTCTGCACAACGGACAAAAATGGCACTATAACTTCATTATAAATGCGTTCAGGCATCAACAGGAACTCGTCGATAATAATGCGATGAAAACGGAAGCCTCGCAGTTTTTCACCATCACCCAAGGGTAGCGCCCGAATACGGCTTTTGCCTATTTCCATTACCCACTCATCATTACTTTTTGAAACGTGAGTAATACATTGCTTTAGTAAATAAGCTTCTGGCTTTGCGGCGATATCTTCGATTTTTTTAAAAATCATTTTAGATTGCCGGAAAGATCTGGAAAGAATACCTGTTTCAACCCCTTGATTTAAAATGGCGTCTAAAACGGCATAAATTCCAGTTGTATAACTTTTACTCATACCGCGAGACCATACTCCTAAAAAATAATCACTTTCCAACATGCTTTTAATGGCCATATGTTGAAATGGGAATAATTGAACACCAGTGATTAAATCTGTAGCAAAAGTTGTGTTATTTCTTAAAAATTCATAAAATAAAAGTTTAGCTTCTCTCTCTTCTAAGAAGCCCTTCTTTTTTAAAAGATCTTCATTGCTAATGAATTCTTTTTTTCTTGGTATTTGATTACCTGTCTCCCAACTCATGATCTAAATAATATTGAATATCGACACTCCACAACCGATCCCCCAAATAAAGAAGTCTCGGTATAATGTCTAAAGATTTTTCTCTGTTTCCAGTAAAAATAAATTGAACGTTTCTTGGGTACTTATGACTTAAGCACCTCATATTATGAAATACATATTCTAAACTTGTCTTTCTTCTAAATTTCTTGTGATTAGATTTTATTTTATCAATAGTAGTTTCTATAACCACAAACAAATAACTATTTAATTGAACAGCTTTCTCAATTTCTCTCTCAAAACGCGAAACACCAGAAGCTAAAGTCCCTAAAAAATCTGTTTCACTTTTTCTATCAATGTAAGTATAAGTATAGTCGCCATCATTGTTTATATAGTCCCCAATATATAACTTTTCTTTTTTAGTTTTTTTAAAAGGTAATGGATCCTGTTCTCTTGTGTCAATTAAGATTTCAAACTCTGGAATTTCTTTGTCATAAAAATCAAATGGCATGGGCCTGTTAAAAAGAGGCTCTTCATTTATCTCTTTACAAGCTTTACTGTAAGATTTAAAATGTTTTTTAAAAATATTAACTGGAGGCAAACCTAAAGTTTTTAATTCATTATGAAACGGGGCGTATTCATATTTTTTATCTTCAATTCTTTTCGATAACAGCTCCAAACATTTTGTTTTCACTAAAACCGAGGCAGCATTTTTTTCCCATATAAGAAATTCATTTAAGTCAATAAACTCTCTTTCAAAATAATCTTTTTTATTTGTAAACGGAATTTGTTTTTTATAATGCAGTGAATACCTTGGATAATACCTGCAATAATATTCGGCCTGATAAAGGCCATGTTTTTTTAAATGAGCATGAAACGATTTATCAGATTCAAATTCTTGATTACATATTTGACACTGATTCATATAGCATCTTCTTTGGACACACCTAAAATCCTAGCTTTCCAAGAAGACATAGATTCAAATTTATCAGCTTCCTCCTGAATAGCTTGTTTCTGTAAATCAGCTATTTGAATCATCATTTGCCTTTCTTTTTCGTCTTGAAAAAGTTCAACTAGATTCAAAATAGAAGCATTCTTCTGATGATGCTTGTCGATTCTTTTAGCTCTTTCGCCATTTAATTTTTGAATGCTCTGATCAATGCGCTTAGCGCATTGGTTATACTCCTCACTTATAGTTTTTAAAATTTCTGTGAGACGAATCGTTAAATCATTTTGCTCTTGAGTTTCATTAAACATTTCATTAACTTTATTTTTCTTTATATCAATTTGTCTCAAATTAATATAATCCATGCAAACATTTATATATAAGTTTATTTCATCTATCGTCAGATCCGGCTTATCCCAAATAGACCGAACGAATTCCGCCTCAAAAAGATCCTTATCACTAGAGCTTCCGTATGAATCATAGTTTCCAACAAAGCGTGGGCTTGCTAAATAAACTAATAATTTTTCTAAAAATTTTCTATGCTGCAATGAAAGTTTTTCTTCGTTCAGGTTCTGCCCACACCATTTATTTACTTTATTTAAAACGGTTTTTAAAGATCGGGGCACAGAATATTTTTGATTAACTCCCGATTCTGACTCAACTAAAAATTGAGGGTATTTTTCTTTTATGTATTTATGTACCGCTCTGTATTCAGCAGTAACATGAATATTTAAATTCTCAACGCCTTGAAACTTTTGATTAAAAATTAATTCAGTTATCTGTTTGGGACTCATACCCGATTCAACATTCTGATCTATAAATTCAGATTGAGCTTCAGTTAAAATTTCTTTGACATGAGAAAATCTAGCTTTCTTTTTCTTTTTTATAAGCCCTACTTCTACGAGATAATCCCTGACAAACCTAGATTCTTTTGATCTACCAGTTAGATTTTCTTTATTGTGCAAAAGGTTAGCTATGACCACATAGTCATTCAAACCTTCTTCAATTTTTTTATTGATAAAAATTTTGTCTTTTTCACTTAACATGTCATGATGAAAACAAATCGTTTTCCTTTATTATGGTTTTTGCTTTTTCATAAAGCATTTTTTTTAAATTTTTTATTTGTTTATATCCAGCTTTTCTTCCACTCTCATTTGTTTTAAACTTTAATATTTTAGCGACATCTTCATCATTTAAATTATCAATAAAAAACATTTTATATATAAAGAACTGTTTGTTAGTTAAAGCCCTTTTCATTAACGAATGCAATTTTTGCTCAGCAGAAGCGTAATCCTGAATACTAGATCCCTCAAAGCTCATATAATAATTCTGATGATTCTCTAAACTAACAGTCATCTTTATATCATATGCTGGTTTTTTTAATTTTTCCCATTTAGCATATAAAGGGCATTCATTACATTGAGTTTTGCTTGGTGTAAAACCGCATGAGTTTTCATAAACTATTTCAATACCTTTACTAGTATTAAATGGACATGATAAACAAGGTTTAGCGAAAGAAGTATAATTATTACGTATAATATTTCTTATCTGATTTGTAGCTATCCTGTTAACCCAAGGTTCTATAGGCCTAGACTGATCCCAAAGATGCCATTTTTTATAGATGTGTAGTTTTATTACCTGTTCAATATCTTCAAAATCAAACCAAGTTATCGCTCTAAGCCTCCATTTAGATCTTCTTTTTTTTATTACTTCATCAATTTTTTCATACATTTCTTCAAAATTTTTCTTTTTAACTTTCATCTATATCTTTTATTACCCTAGGAGCACATTCTTTTAATGATTGAGCTAAATATTCTTCGCGAGTTAAATCTTGAACCTGATCTACAGGTCTATCTAACCTATCAGAATTACCTACAGGAGATGCATTAAAAAGTTCTTTTGCGCTAAATTTATTATTACCTCCATCTTGTATTTCATATGCTAATCTAGAAGGCCTCCTGAAAGAACTATCTTCTAATTCTATTTGTGGATTTACCTCTTGAATCACTTTTTTTTGTGGAGCAAAACTGGATAAAGCGTTACCACACGAAGAACAAAATTTAGAACCTGCGCTGCTTTTAGCTCCGCATTGAGAACAATAAATAATACTCATTGATATATTATATGTGATTTAATTCATTTATCTAATTTCTTAAATACGTTAACTATATATTTTAATATTTCGCTTCTAACAATATCTTTTTCATCAAATTCAAAACAGTGAATACCTTTACTTTCACTTTCTTCGCTTTTAAATAAATCGTATATTTTAGTGAATCCAGATTTCATGCCAATGTCTGACTGCATTGAATCACCACAAATAAACATCTTGGTTCCCTCTCCTATACGTGTTAGAAGTGTCACAAGCTCCTTTGTGGAGTAGTTTTGAGCCTCGTCTGCTATGATTACCTTATCGTTCCATGTAGCGCCTCTTAGGAAGTTTACAGGGAACGCCTCTATATATCCTTGATCTTCTAAATATTTAGATTGGGTAACTGGAAGTAATTCGTCTAACTTATCGTACAACGGCATCATGAATGGATTAAATTTTTCATCCACAGTTCCGGGTAAAGAGCCTAGACCTCTTTCTCCCGCTTCTGCTATTGTTCTGATATATTTTATTTCATATTTTGGATTTGAATTTAGTAAATGTAATGCGCAATAAACTGATAAAAACGTTTTTGATGAACCTGCTACCCCATTAATAAAGATTATTTTCGTATCATGCCGGAAAGCTAACTCCACTAAACTTTTTTGTTTTTCTGTTAAATCAAATTTGTTGATTTTCAGTTTAACTTGTCTGAATACATTGTCGTCTAAAACTTCTTTTATTGTCCCTTTTGGTTGCCTACGTTTTTTTGTTGACATATAGTAAAATATATTACACTATATATGTATGATTTTCCACTGTTTAAGTGTCCCTTATACCCCCACTAAAAAAGAAGTGTCCTTGTGCGCTTTTACTCAAAAAGTCTATAAATTTTGTGAAGAAATGACCAAACGTGGCCATACAGTATATCATTATGGGCATGAAGATTCTGAAGTCACATGCACAGAGCACATAACCGTAACAAACAATGAAATTTTAAAAAAAAGTTATCAAGATTTAAATATTTGGAAAACAGAGGGCTTTAATCAAAGCGTTCACACCGAAGCTGTAAAAATTTTTAATGAAAATTGCATTAAAGAATTAAATAATAAAATAAAATCTCCAAATGAATTTATATTATGCTGGTTTGGGTTTGCGCATGAACCCTGCGTCAAAAATTTTAAAAACAAAGCAATAATTGTGGAACCCAGCATCGGATATGATTCAATGTTTGCTGAAATTAAAATGTTTGAAACTTATTCACAAATGCACAAACTCCATGGAGCGTCAAAAACAAATGTGCATTTCAATAAAGAATTTGTAGTTTATCCCGGCTTCAAAAAAGAAGATTTTTTATTTAAAAAACAGAAATCTAATGCAGCTCTTTTTCTAGGTAGAATCACAGACGAGAAAGGAGCTCAAGCTGCATATGATATGTGCAACGCAGCTGGTCAAGAAATATATTTTGCGGGACCAAACACACTAAAACTTAAAGATACAAAATATTGCAAGATGCTTGGTTTTGTAGAACCAGAAGAAAGAAAAAAACTATTGTCTGACGCCAAATTTTTATTAGCTCCAAGTTTTTTTGTCGAACCATGCAACTGGACAGTGATAGAAGCTCAATTTTCAGGCACACCAACTATAACGACAGATTTTGGAGGGTTTACTGAAACAGTTAAGCAGAGTTATACTGGATTTAGATGCTCGACATATCAACAATTTAATTTCGCGATAAGAAAAGGGTTTAAAGAAATTGAGCCTGAAAATTGTCTAAAAAATGCGACCCATAATTTTACCATAGAGATACAATGCAATCATTATGAGATGATATTTAGTCAAATCACACAACAACTCCATTTATAATTATTTCAGTATAATAATCTTTGTTACCCCAATAATATTCAGAAATGTCATAACCATCAGTTGAGTAAAGTCTAAAATCAACTGAAGAATCATTTTTTAATTTATCCATCATTTCGTAAACTTCACTTCTTGGGAAATAATCGTTGCCAGCAAAATGAATTTCACCAGCAAATTTTTTTACATTTTTCTTAAATAAGTCATAATGAGTTACTAAAAATGTTTTCTCGTAACTTTCTATATCAAATTTTAAAAAATCAATTTTTCTATTTAGAAATTCCAACAAAGAAGGAAATGTTATAGAACTCACCTTTTGTTTTTGATCCTCATCATAAAAAGACCAATTAAAATCTTGGACTTGTAAGCTTTCACTAATAAAAGCGTTTATAATAAGGGGCTGTCTTTTGTCTTCTAAATTATCATAAAAATCATTTATACAATTTACGCTAGCATCCAACCCAACATAAACAATATCTTTATCATAATTCTTAAAATAAAATGGACCCTGAGAGCACCCCAGATCCAGAACAAAGTCTCCGTCATTAACGTCAATAAATTTTTGATATTGATTATGTTCAAATATTTCTTTATATGTAGAAGCGTGAATATTTTTCATAAATTATTTTCTTTTCTTAATAAATTAATTTTATTTTTTACCATTTCAAAAGATATTTCCTTTGTACACTCAAAATTTTTGTTTTCGGGACACCAAAGCCAATTCGAGGGCTCAAACTGAAAAGAATCATTATTCCAGCATCCGTTACAAACTTTTTCATTTATAACTCTGTAAGGGCTAGTAAACTCAGCATAAGGCTTAGAGAATCCCGATATCATCACCACTGGTTTTTGGCAAGCCCAAGCCAACCAAGATAGACCCGAACCTAAACCAATAAAAAATTCACAATTGTATAAATCGTCGATTCTGTCTTGTAAACTTATGTCTCCAGTTTTATCTATACAATCACTTGGTATTGTGTTTTGATTACCCTTTATTCCAAAAGTTTTATGTTTATCTATACAAACAACGTCATAACCCAAAAACTTTAAATAATTTACAACTTTTTTCCAACCGTTTTTATTATTCCAATACTTAGCTTGAGCTGTGGATTGAGTAGCTATGCAGACATATTTTTTAGAAAAAGACGAAGGTCGGCTCTTTTCTATTAAAACAGTTTTTTCTTCCTCATAAGGGATATCTAAAATTTTACATGCAACTTCTTGCAAAGAGTTGTTATGTGAAGTTGGTATGTCATAATGTAATTCTATAATAGAATCTTTAGATTCAGGTTTCTGATTGTAATCGAAAAAGTTTATTAAATCGTACTTATCTTTATTGAAAATTTGCTTATGAGGACTGTAAAAATTAACTTTAGTTTTATTAAGTTCAGCGTATCTCTGAACCATAGGTACCCAAGCTATACAATCCCCTAAACTTCCTGATTCATTTACTATGTCTACAGTATTCTCCGGCGAAGGTAAAATGTCATTTTCAACAGTATTATAAAATTCATGTTTGACTTTAGTTGATAAATTTTTTACAATTATTTTAACTCGCTCGTTGATTTCATCACAACCTGCCCACATACCATTATTTATAGTAGTTCGATAAACTATAAAATTATCTTTTTCTTTTACAAAAGAAACTTCGTAATCAAACTGGTCGCTGCCACTTATCTCTATTTTTGGCTTAGGGTTAAAAGTTGCATTGAAAATGTTTTTATCAGGCAAAGCAAAAGTTTTGATTTGGACATTATGGGCTTTATCCATGTTATCTAAAATATAGCTCTTTAAATTATCACCATTTATAAAATTAATTAATTCTTCGTTTTTGTATTCACTTCTTAAAGTCTCTATATCTGAGATAAAACAAGGCATGTTCCATGATAAAGCTTCTTTAATTGATATGGGATTGAGCTCTTTATGGGACGGTAAAACAAAAAGATCCATTGCTGCCATATAATCCCCTACATTATCTCTTTCATCATGAACCACACAATTAGGAAGAGCTTTCATTTCTTCCGTTAATCCACAGTCATTATAAAAACATGTGTTACCAATAAAATGAAATTGAACGTCTTGGTTTTTTAATTGACTGGCTAGCTCATATAAAAATTTTTGATTTTTATTGCTATGAAAAAGAGCTACATTTAAAACATGATAATAATTGGGATTCAGACCTAATTTAATCAAGCTAGAGGTTCTGTCTGGTTTAACTTTCTTTTCTACTTTCATGTCAACTAATTTAGACGACACATTTAAATTACATAAGTTTTTATGAAAAGATGAACAAAAATGAAACGCATCGGGGATTAATTTTTTGTCGTTAAAGTCGAACTCAGAAGTGTGACAGGTTTCTAAGATTTTAAAACTTCTGTTTTCATCATATAGAAAGTTTTTTATGTCGTCAGTCAGTTTTTTTAAACTGAATATTTCAGCTAGCTCGTTTAAATGTATTTCATCAGGATTATAATCTTTTATAAAGTCAATAAGCTTTTGCGATTTTTCATCATATTGTTCATCGCTTTGCCTTAGATTACCAAAAGATAAAAAGTTTTGCTCACCAACTAAATCAATTATACAATTTCTGTGAACAACATAATCTCCATAATAACAGTATTCAACAACTTTAACATCATAGCCTTGCGACTTTCTTTTATTTATTAACCAAAGAAGGTATGCGGGTGAACCACCAGTAGAAAGATGTGGAGCCAAAAACAAAATCTTTTTACTTTTTGAGGGTGTAATAATTTTTTCTATACAATCTACAACATTTTCAACTGGAGGATGACAATCGAAAGAACTCCTGTCTTCTAAACAATTTATAAGCGGCGGCACTCCTTGGATTGTTCCCCACTCTTTAATTCCATGTTTAATATCAGAAGCGCAGAAAGCTTCACAGGAACCTGAAATATAATCATACTTATATGATTGAGAATTTTTTCTAAATGGAGCTCTTAACTTATTGTTTATGGAAGATCCTAATTGAATAATATTTGTATCTGTTGTTCCTGCTAAATGGAGTAAACCCGAATCCATTGTGACAAATGCCTTCGCTTTATTTATAACATTCCAACATTGAGACAGTGTTAATTTATTTGTTAAATCAATACCTAAATTAACATTTATGTCAATTGTTTTTTTATCTATTTCAAAAAAACCTCTTTCATGACTGTTTTTTCCAACTAAAACTACAGGTATATTTTTAGATGTTAATGTTTTAGTTAATTCTTCCCAATTCTTTTTTTCGTAAGTTCTAGAAGGCCAAGTCGATCCCACATGTAAAGCTATATAATCTTCGGGAAGATCATCTATGGCCTCACTCTCTTCAGGAATAAAATCATATTCCATTTCCGATTCACTTAAACAAAAACCTAAATCTAAAGCGTGAAACTGTCTTATATCAATTGTGCTATGTTTTTTTTCTATACCTCTCTTGTTTTTACCGCCTATATCAACAAAAGTTTCAAACACTTCTTTAGCACTCTTTCTTAAATTCAATGTCCTTAAATCATCAAAAGAAAATGTTTTGTTAACATACGGATTGTTTTTAAATAATTCTGGAACATGAGTAACTACATTAATTTTACTCTCGTAAACAAAACTTAGTTTTCTTAACGTAGGCGTTGCAGCTAATGTATCACCTAAAGAGGAAGAATGAATCAAAAGATAAAACTGTTTCATATTTTCTTTTATTTTATTATAAACAGAATCACTGCATTTCCCATGAAAAAAATGTAAATTTTTCATAGAACCTTTTGATGGTATAGTACAAAAAGAAGTAATCCTTTCCAAAGAGTCTTTAGGATTGTCTAATTTTTTCAACATTAAATCAACATCACCTATTTCTTCTGGTATGTTTATTAAAACTCTATCTAAGCTCTGAACATTTTTTATTTTCCATAATAAACAATTAATTACAGTTTCTTCATGAAAAGGGGTTAAATATTGCCAGTTTTCTAAAATTAAATCCGAATAACATAATTTTTTCCACTCTTCTAAAAAATGAGAGCATTTTTCATCAAAAATAAAAACTCCTGTTTGTAAATAACTAGCAGTACGAATATTTACGTCTAAACCAAGCTCATTCAATAAAGGCGCTTCCAAACATAAAGATAAATCTACTCCATTAGTGGTGAACGGATTACCTCTCCCACTATGTAACATGAATTCTTGACAACCTAAATTCAACAACGGATAATAGCTTATATTTTCAAATTTACCAAAAATTAAATCACAGTCATGTCTCGCTATACAATCAGCATCTATGTAACAAAAACGATTTTCATTTCTAAAATCCTTTAAAACTTCTAGAACAATTATAGGCTTCAAAAAAACAAAAAAAGCTTTATCAACAAAGCTAGAACTTTTTTTATATAAAGCGGAAGTAAAATTATCTGAGTTTAATCTTTGCGGTATTACATTGTCAAATTTATTTTTGTAATCAAAATCAATAGTATAAAATATAATCTTATAATCTGAAAATAATTTTAAGCTTTCAAAAAGCCTTTCAGCATGTTTTAAAAAGTCTTTATCACAATGAGTAACAAAATAGTTCATAAACTGATCTTACTAATGCCATAGCTTAAAAATTTAAATAAAATTCTTTATCAAAAATAATCTCTTGATTTTTCTTTGACACGACTCTATAAAATATCTCATCAGCAACAGGTTTTTGCGATTTGATAAAAAAATCAACATCTGGAGTAATTGTTAAATTTGTCGTAAATAATAATTCCCCTTTGTCGTCATAAATATTAAAATCAAAATTATCATTTGTTTTAGTATTAACCACATAAAAACAGTGCTCATCTCTTTTATATATGATATCAAAAATAAAATCATTTTCTTTATTAGTTTTATGAACAACAGGCATAGGCAAACTCCTGCTATCATAAAAATCTTTATTAAAAATTAATTTATTTTCTGAATTATATTTGAAAATACACCTACAACCCTCTGGTCCATTATATTTTCTATTTTGGTTAATAATTTTATCTGAAGTCCGTGGATCAGTCTCCAGCCAAGAATAATGGTCTACAAAAGCTGTATTTTTAGGGATTATAATTTTATTTATATTATTATCAGTAGTTAGTCCATTTTTGTATCTAACATAACAATCAAAATAAAAGTCTTTAACACCTTCATGCCTATCAACCCAAAACGCAACAGATTTACTAAAACCATCTTGCCAGTAAGGGTATTTAAAAACATAATTCTTAAATTGAATATCATAGATGTCAAAATGTTCATTTTCATTAATAAAGTCAATAATTTTTAAAATTTGTTCTTTTGTATAGCATTCATCAGCGTCTACAACCCATATCAAATCCACATTTCGGTCTAATGCGAAATTCAGCATGTAATTTCTACCTTGTTCTTCGGTCCATAATTCTCCAGTGCCTGATGAATGTAAAAGAAAATCTAATTCTTTACCTATTAACTTTAAAAGCGAATGAGAACCTTTAGCATCGTTTTTATCTTCCGGTGAAAGACTATATCTGCCGTTTGTTGCGGCTAAGATTAACCCCAACTTATCTTTTAACTCTAACCAAGGCTCAAAAACCTTATCTATGTGAGCAGCACAATTATATGCAGAAAATAATACTCCTATCTTCATTCTTCTTGTTTTATATGTTCATTAATAACAGTAGTAAAGAAAGTAGTAAATCCTAAAGCTTCAATACTATCGCACACTTTCATATTAGACACATACCTACCAGCAAACTTACATGAGAAAAATTTACCATCTGCATCAGGGTCTCTGACTTTCTTATAAAAATCCTCAGATTCTAATACCACCACTTCCGCTGCAGACATATCTTCGGTGTACTCATCAAAATCAACCGAATCATAGTACACCCCTTCATCGTCAGGAATCGCAGCCCGTTTTTCCCGGCTTTCATCTAGGTATACCATTAAATAATCCATACTGTATATAATAATGAATAGGTGGGCGGCTGTCAAATAATATTTATCTGATTTCACCTATTTCAGGAGGCTGGCTTATTTTTTTTTGTTTTTTATTTATATTGATTTTTGTTAATGTTTATTGATTTTTATTAAATAGGGGGAGGGGTATGGGTTTTATTTTTTATTGGCTGGGTTTAGTTTGTCTGAAAATGAATTACATATTGAAGAAAGTGTCCCCCCACCGTATATAGAAATGTCAATAACAAAATTATTTTAAAAAAAGGGTAGGGGTTGGCACAGATAATGAGGGGGGGAGGGGGTCCACATGTGTAAAAGTAATTGAAACTTTTTCTTGCATACAAATAAAAATTAAGCTACATTATAACCATGGAAAACGAAATGACAAACACCTTAGGACACACAGGACAGATTGACAATATCATGTTTCAAATGGAAGAGATGAACTTGATCCCCATGATGAAAGGAGACTTCAATATCGTAGACGAAATGAGAAGCCACTTCGGAGAGGAAAAGTTCCTTGACTTTCTCAAGGATACTGTCAGAGTTTGGGACATGAACATTGAAACCAAATAAAAATAATGATACTTTTTTTAAAAAAACGCTTGTATTATCCTGAAAAACTGTCATACTATAAGCATGAAAGATAAAGAATTCAAACAATTCCTAGCACGAACCGCAGCCAAAAAATTAGCAAGAGACAAGGCCTCACGCAAACACTTGGACGGATTGAGATCTTGGGAGCTGGGAAAAAATAACCACTCTTTTTCCTTGCGTTAATCTTTAAAACTGACATAATATTAACAAGACATGAGAGATATGAAAGAAGATGAGCCTAGTAAGTTAAGAGCCACGCTTGACCAGATCAAGAAAGATGCATTTGAAGCTGGATTCCACGCTGGTTGGGATTATCTGACGACTGTGCTCCACACAGAGGCACCAAAGGTCGAAGGCCACCGAACCCCTATCCGGGAAGAAGCATATATGGTCTACGCGAGCGAAGAAAACGAGCGCATCGCTCGGCGACAAACCTAAGATGAAGCATTCTTTTTCCTTGCAATATCCTGAAAAACTGTTAAATTTATATCATGAAAGTTAACAAGGATACTAAAACAGGCATGGTCACTTACACTATGCCAAACGGCAAAACCTTTTCAGCGGCATATAAACATGCAGCTTATTGTGTCGCCTGTGATGGCGATGAAGTCCCTTCCACATGGAACGGCAAAACATACATCTATATGTATGATTGGAAAAATCGTCATCATGATTACTATTGTTTTGAGGACGATATCTCAACTGATGTTGCACCGTGGGAAGTTATGGGAGTTCGCCATGTCGGAGATCCGATATATGCGACAGCAATGCGAGAAATATAATTTGACAATAACCTTTAATCTGTTATCTTATACGTATGAAAGCAATATTACTTTATGTCCTTATTCTATCCCAATCAATCTCGGCACTGGCTTCATCAATTACAAATGAACAAAAAATTGTGGCAATCACGCTACTTGCAGAAGCAAGAGGAGAGGGTAACAATGGAATGGGCGCGGTTTGTGCCGTTATTCAACAACGAGCAATCGAAAGAAAACAAACAGCAAAACAAGTCTGTTTAGCCAAATGGCAGTTTTCATGCTGGAATGGCAAGAGTTTAAAGGATCTTGAATACTTGCTTGACTTACCACAGGCAAAGATGGCAATATACTTTGCGAAGAATGTTAGCTCAATGAATCGTGCTTTGGTTGGTTACAGCAACCACTATCACGCAACATGGATGAAAAAGAAACCTTATTGGGCAAAAGGTCAAAAGCCTGTCGCCAAGATCGGACGCCACATTTTTTATAAATTATAGTTGACTTTCTCCCCTAACTTGGTTTATTGTTGTATGTTTGGTTATGTCATGAGTACAAGGAGGGAGCTTCGGCTCCCTCTCTTTTTTTATTATATAATATAAATTATATTCTGTAAGCCCCTCTGTATGAACGACTTACGCAAAGCGCCCCCGGGGGCAGACGTAAGTCCTTGATAATCAACGACTTACAAAAGATACGATACAAGAAACGTGCCAACCTTACCCTCAAAAAAAGTTTCACTTTTTTAGGGGTTGGACCGTAAATGTCCTACCCTTTGTGCTATGATAATCTTATGAAAAATCAAAAGGTTTACATGGTCCCCGTCAACTTCGGCAGCGCATTCTGCCTGTGCGAGCAGGTCGAGTTTCCGATTGACCGTGAGACAGGTGGCCTCTGTGCTGCTATTGACTTTGCCGAATCCAAAAAATCAAATGTGTATCTGAAAAATCAAAAGACAGGCGTCCTGTCTTTGGTTTGGAAGAGCAAAAAATAATCACACTTTTTTAGGGGTTGGACCATAAATGTCCTACCCTTTATGCTATAATTGAACCATGAAAACAACGAAAGACTTCAATATGTCCCTTTACTACGGCATCATCACTTCAGCCTCAAGTCACAAGCGTCTGCTTGAGGACGAGCAAAAGAAAGCTCTTTCAAACGAAAGAAAAGATTACTTAAAAGAAAAGATCTCAGAACAAGATCATATAATACAAACACTGGAGAATAATTCCTCGGTTTTCCTTAACGCATCTATTGATAACATATAATAAAAATAATTACACTTTTTTAGGGGTGGGACGACAAATGTCCTACCCCATATGCTAAGATAATATCATGAACAATAACAATATGACAATAAAAAATGACGACACCCTTTCAGTTTGCTGCTGCGGCTGTGGCGAAAACTCGCAAATCACCCGCGATGAGGCCGACGAATGGACCAATATCGATGGGTTCATGTGCCACGAATGCGAATAATTAATGCACTTTTTTTAGGGGTGGGACGGCAAATGTCCTACCCCACCTGATACAATAATACCAACAACAACACTAGAAATATATTATGAATAAAATCGAAAACCAAAAATTCACCTTCATCTATCAATCTGAAAATGGGAACGTTGACACCTATGTCACTTCCGCACCGATTGAAAATCACCGTCATCACTTCATTGCTTATAAGTATAAGCAGGAAGGGCAAGTGTCTGGCACTCGCAGATTCAACAAGGTGAATCTGCTCTCCCATATTCATTGCAATAACACTGGAGAAAATATCCCAATCCCGCGCTGGTAATGTCAAGAAAAAAGCTCCCAAAAGGGAGCTTTTTTCACGCTTAGGTTGGCACGGCAGCTGCTCTAGCTAACACCCCTAAGTTGTTGCATAGCAACGACTTACGTCTGCCCCCGGGGGCGCTTTGCGTAAGTCTTTGATGATCAACGGTTTATGAATTATATAATTATAGTAAAGTATAAATTTGGGCTTTATTATCTTTTACTTTTAGAAAAGTTTTATAAGCTTTTGTAATAGGTTTTTTATTATACTTTAATACAAAGGAATTATATTTATAAGGATCATATGTTGTTTCTATAGCTTCGCTGGGCACAGGATAGCAAAGATCCAGATTGCCAACCACAAAGGCATGAACATTTTTTGTTTGCTCGCGCAGAACTCTTCTTCTGCCTCCTTGCTGAACCCTGAATTCAGGATCATTCAATGACAAGCCGTAAGAATAATCTATAACTTTTCCTGTCTTTATATTAACTACAGAAAACAGCTTGCGATGCAGATTGAAGTAAACTTTAACTTTGATATCGATGTCCCAAAAAGTTGCCATTCCAAAATAATACAATAACAATAGAACAAAGCAATAAAAATCTTTTTTCAAGTTTCTTTGGGGTTGGACCGTAAATGTCCTACCCCATATGCTACAGTTGAAGTATGAAAAATAACAATATGATATTAAATCCTGAATGGTCCCGATGAAGGAAAAATGACCACCGTTTTTCTTAATCAAATAGAAAAATAATCACTCTGAGCTTGACAAACAATAAAAAATAAACTAAATTACTTGTATGAACAAAGACGTTGAAAACTTCCACTCCAAAGAACTAGAATCTTTTGCCATTACTGGCTATCTCGCTGCACTAAGTGGTAGACTAGAATCCCTTGCCGATGGTCTAAATAATTACCCTTCAAATGGTAATGAATTCTACGTTGAACGAATAGATAAGATGAGCAAATCACTTGAAGAGGTTCGCAATTTCCTTTACAATAAAAAAACCAGTTACATTAACCTCAATAAATAATAATAAACAGAAAGCGAAAAATACTATGCAATTCCCAACTGAAAAATACACGTTCGTTTACAAGCGTCAAGATGGAACCGTCAATACTTATGTGACCTCTGCTCCCATCGTTGACAAATCTCATTACTTCACTGCCTACAAATATAGCGGAGAGCACCAGCAATATGGGATCCGTTCCTTTGCTAAGGGTGGGATCATTGGTAAAATCCAACGGGTTGACTAACCCCTTTTGGGCTGGTAGCTCAATGGTAGAGCAGCGGCCTTTTAAGCCGTTGGTTGTGAGTTCGAGTCTCACCCAGCCTACCATTTAATTATATAATTAATAATTAAAACTTTTTCTTGCAATAACCTAAGAATAGACTATATTTTAACTATGGAAAACATGATGAACGACGAACTCCACAACTACGAGCCAACATGCGAGGAACTCTACCCCGCAGATTTTAACCATTCTGAATATCAGGAATGGGTAGATTCAACCCACGCCAGCACAGAAGAGTCGTAAAAAACCTTGACAAGGAGGGCGCTTCGGACCTCTCTTTTTTTAAGCTTAGGTTGGCACGTCATCTGCTTTAGCTAACACCCCCAAGTTGTTGCATAGCAACGACTTGCGCAAAGCGCCCCCGGGCGCAGCCGTAAGTCCTTAATAATCAACGACTTAGAGCCACAAACTATATAATTAGATATAATTAAATATAATTTACATTATATATTATTTGTTATTTATGTATTTGGGGTTTAACATTCATTATTTGCGTATTTAAGGGTTGACATTAGTTATTTATTATTTACGTATTTATTGTTTAACATTGATTATTTATTAAATATTAGGCTTTACAGGTTATTAAATATGTGATTAAATTGTTGGATATGAAAAAACCCAAGACAATAGACATCACTCCAACATGGGAATCGCTCGCACCAGTAATGATAGATATCATTAGAAACCCTGACGCACCTTTTAAATCAATTGAAAACGCCAAAAACGAATTGCTAAGAATGGCAAGAGTGGCAGACAAATACATTGAAATAAGCTCATACAAAGATGGCGAATGTGTTGAACAGTATGTTGACTTAAAGGATTCAGAATGAATTTAGAAATTATTACTAATAATGTTCCAAGGGATTTATTGTATCCTTATGAACTCTCAGAGAAAGATTGGGAAGACACTTGTTACGATGAAAAAGATCGGCAACGAGCAGAGCAGGAGGGAGACACTTTTATTAAATATAAAAATTATGTTTATTCTCTTGCTGATTTTATGAGAGTAGAAGATAATTCCTCTTTCAAGGGTTGGCATGGGTATTTATCAGAAACATTCTTTTCTGGAATATTAATTAAGTATTGTGAAGATACTGCTCAAGTTGTATTAGGAAGATATTATTCATAAACAAATAGGAGACTGATATGGGATTAGATCAAATGGCATACAGGATAAAACGTGGAATTATCAATGAAGAAGTTCCATATAATAAAAAAACAAATGGTCTTGATGAAAACCCTGATAGTGGTTTTGAAGAGATTAGTACTTGGCGCAAACATTATGAGCTAGATGATTGGATGACAGACCTGTATTGGAAGAAGGGGGGAAAGGGTAACGATGGCATGTTCAATTGCTGTTGGATGAAATTAAATCTAGAGGATTTGGACGAACTTGAAGGTTTGGTTTTTATGGGCGAAATATCATATAGCGATTGGCCTTCGGAAATAGAAAGTCAAAAGGAATGTGATTTAGAGTTTATTAAAAAAGCTAAGAAAATCATTGAAGATGGTTTTGATGTGTTTTATTCTAATTGGTGGTAATAATATGAAAGAAGAAAAAATCACAACTTTTACATACGCTGATTTAAGTAAACAAGATTTGGTTGATGAAATTGCGTGGCGAGCATTAATGGTTCAACCAAAAGATGTTTACATGGAATGGTTAGATGGTGAAGTTTGCAATGTCGAAGAGTTAATTGCTTTGTTTGATTACTTAAATGATAAATTGAATCGCAGCACTAGTAGAGATATGGCAGACATGTATAGGGAAGATTTCATGGAAAAACTTAAAATAGAAAAATTATTATGAAAGAAGTTTATTTTAAAGATGGAGAATCCACAATTGATTCTATTTTAGCGGAATGGGAGACTCAAATTAGAAAAAGTAAAGATGAAAATCTTAATAGAAGTTTTTATCAACTTCAAGATTCTTTTGCGAGATTTAAAGTAGAACTTATTAGACAGGGTTATAAAGGATATTTTTCAAATGACTAGAAACTTTAAAACTATTTACCTTACGATAGCAGTGCAAGTTGAAGACACTGCCGATTGTCTAGAAGTGGTCGAAGATTTAGATTATAATATTAAACATCCTAAAATCATTGATTCAGAAATTATTGAACATCAAGTATGGGAGGAAGAAATATGAGAAAGTATATTGAAACCTATATGGCAGATAAAAATACAAAGTTTGCCGATAAGATGTTTGATAAAGCATTGATTGGTTATGACTTTAATGGTCAAGTTTATTATGACCATCACAAAATGACAGTCATGCTTAAAAAAACAGGATTGACAGACAGTGAAGTTAATGAGAAAATATTGCTTTTAATCGCTAAAGACAAAATAAACATTATTGTTATCCCTAAAAAGTTATGAGCAGAAAAACAGTTGTTTTAGAAAATATTGACATGGCATTACTTTCTCAACAAAAACGTGACCTATTAGATATTATTGCGGACCACAAGGAAAACTCCCCAAAAATTAAAAGCCTAGATGGGTTACTTCACATGATAGACTATATACAAGATAAGATAGAAAAAGGGTAATATGAAAAATATTGATACAGAATTATTGTCTCAGCAGAAAAATGATTTAATTGATATTGTTGGATTCCTTGAGATATCTTTGAAGGACCATCCTGAGTCACATACGGAAACTTGGATTGCAAGTTTGGATGGATTGCTTAACATGATAGATGATATACAAGACAATGGTTGGTAAAAAAACATTAATATGAAAAAACTAATACACAGACCTGTTGAAGACTACGACCAAAAAGTTTTCTTTGAAAATGAAGAGCAATTTTCTGATTGGGTAAGTTGCCAAGAAAG